CATGAGTGAGGCCACATGATAGGGTGCAGCACATGAGCGCCACGAATACCCGCCCCGAGTCTCTCCCGCTCCGCATCCTGCGGGCGCTGTCTGTCGTGACAGTCGACCCGCCGCGCGAGGAGGAGGCGTTCGTCGCGGGCTCCGATTTTGCCGCGGCCGAAAATGTGCCGACGGCCTACGACCCGGCGCGCGCCGCCTCGGCTCTCGTCGCGAATCCGTGGTATTGGCGCGCGGTGGGTATCCGCGCATCATCGCTTGCCGCTCTCCCGCTCCAGGTGCAACGGCAGACCGCGGACGGATGGGAGGAGGTGCCGGGGCATCCGCTCGGGGAGCTCCTCGCCCGGCCGAATAGCGCACAGACCGACCGCCAATGGCGCACCCAGCTCGTGACCGACCTCCTCCCCGGCGGAAATGCTTACATCCTCCCCATCGGCGTCGGCACACCGGGCACGGCTCCGGCTGCTCTCCTGCTCATGGAGCCCGCGCGGGTCACCATCACGCCGGGGGCGAATGGCGAGCCGCTGGCGTATGTCTACGACGAGCAGGGGACGGAGAAACGATACCCGCCCGATATGGTCGGACACCTACGGATGTCGTCGGCCGGTCGAGGCCCACAACGCCTCTACGGCACGGGCGAGGTTCAGCCGATGGACCGGGACCTTGCCGCCGATGTGGCAATGGCCGCGCAGATGGCACGAAAGGCGAGCCGCGGCCGCCCGGATGCCGCGTATGTGCCGCGCGACCCCAAACAAACTTGGGGCCGTCCGCAGGTGCGGGACATGCAGACGCAGATAGACCGCATCCTCACCGAGCAGACCGGCGGAGTAGCGGTGATGTCTGGCGCCGGGCAGTTTGAGGCGCTGGACTGGACCGTGGGCGAAATGGGCGGGGTGGAGGCCCGAGAATACGCGCGGTCGGTTGTGGTCGCCGTTACCGGTGTGCCGCCCACCCTCCTCGGGCTCCAGAGCGCGAACTACGCGACCGCGGAAATGGAGCGCCGGTCGTACATCGCGGACACCCTCACCCCGCTCGCCGCCCTCCTCGATGACGCATTGACCGACCTTGCCCGGCGCCTGGGCTTTGCTGGGGTGCGGGTGCGCCATGTGCTCCCGGAAATGGAGGACGGCCGGACGGAACGGCTGGAGCGGGTCGCCCTCCACATCGCACACGGCATGGCTCCGGCCGATGCGTATGCGTTTGAGCGGTTCGATGACGCGCCCGAGCTGGCATCTTTTGGCGTGGACCCCGAGACGCCCGGAGCACCCGAGCCGACAGCACCGACAGACCCCGAGCCCACCCCGGTCGAGGAGGACGACAGCACGCGCGACGACCTCCGCGCACAGGCCGCGGCGCTGGCCTCGATGCTCACCGACGATGACCCGGACGACGAGGACGACCTCCGCACTGAGGTAGCCGCCCTCCTCGATATGCTCGGGGAGCTCCTGTGACCGTCGGTCTGCCCTACGGGGGTGAGCTGGAGACGGTCGACCGCGCGGGGGGCAGCATCCCCAGCCGATACGACGACATCGACCTAACCGCCTCCAAACAGATGCAGCGGGCGGCCGGTCGAGGTCTGGAGCTCCGGCGGAAGTACCGCCGGGGAGGCACCCGAAAGGGCTACACGATGGCCCGCCGCATCGTGGAGGGTGTGCGCATCCATCCCGACAATGTGCGCGATATGTTCGCCTTTTTCGAACGGTTCAGCGGGGAAGCCAACCGCCAACGGGGTACCGACGCATGGAGCCTCGGCGGCGACCGTCCCCCGAGCAATCTGCGGATTGCGTGGGATTTGTGGGGAGGGGATGCCGGGCACGCCTGGAGCCGGGGCAAGCGGCGACAACTGGAGGCCGCAGACAGGCCGCGACGCCGGTCTGCCCTCGAGGTCTGCGGGCCGGTCCTGCGGGCCGTCGCAGTCCATGCAGACGCGCCGCGCGATGTGTATTGGCGTGGATGGCTCGACGCGGTGCAACGGCCGACAGAGCGGCAAATCCGGGCCGAATGGCGCCGAGGTCGCGGCGGAATCTTCCCCGAGCAGGCCCGCCGCTACGCCGACCGCGTGGGCCGGGTGCTCTCGGGGACGCGGAGTATCCGCCGCAATGTGAGCGACGAGGAGCTCCGCGCAATCCTCATGGATGAGGTCGAGCTTGCCATCGTGCGGGAATCGTTCGACGCGGCCACGGTAGAGCGAGGCGTCCGGCGGTCCTACGCCATCGTGGCCCGGCGCCTGATTGACGAAGTGCGATTCGACCCGACCCTCGACCCGTCGCAGCAAATCATCGCGCAGATGATTACCCAGGTTCAGCAGGTGACCCGAGACCGGGTGGCGGTGCTTGTGCGGTCGGCTCTCGCCGAGGGTGCGACGGTCTCCGACCTACAACGGGCCATCATGCTCGACCACGGATTCAGCCCAGCCCGCGCGCTCACCATCGCCCGCACGGAAACCGCGCGCACGGTCTCCGAGGGGCAAGAGATGGCGTTCAATCAGGCCGCAGACCTCGGGGTTACATTCATGCGCGAGTGGGTGAGCAGCCGAGATGATGCGGTCCGGCCTACTCATGTGGAGCTCGATGGGCAGCTCCGACAACCGGGCGAGCCTTTTGATTCTGAATCAGGCGCAGCAGGGCTCGGACCCGGTTTGTTTTTTGTACCGTCCGAAGACATAAATTGCCGGTGCGTCGTGCGACCGGTCCAGATTCAAGGGTAGCCGCATGTTTTCACCGATTGTCATTACCTCCACGCCCTCCGATGTGGTCCGCGGATGGATTGGCGCAGCAACCCGCGCCGGCTACGCGCCCGCTCTCGTTTCTCGCATGGCCGAGGCCGTGGACGGCACCACCGAGGATGTGCACGCAATCGCCCGCGGCTCCGCGTCGCACCTCGACCAGCTCCTCGATGCAGACCTCGTGCAACGGCTCGCCGGTTCCGTCGGCGCGTCGCCTCTCGCGCTGTCGTACCGGTCGGTGCTGCGGGTGATGGACGGCGACGAGGACACCGACGAGGAGCAGCCCGAGGGCATGCCCGCCCGTTACCGTTTCGTGATGTCGGATGCGGGCTCGGACCGCGCCGAGGACATCGTAGAGCAGTCGTGGGATATGTCGGAGTTTCGCGCCAATCCGGTCGCGCCCTACAATCACGACTACAGCGCGCCGCCCATCGGCCGGTGGGAGAATGTGAGCTCGGACGGGATGACCCTCCGCGGTGACCTCATCCCCACACCGGTCGAAAGCTACCCGCTGTCGGTGACGGTCGCCGCATTGCTCGCCGAGGGTGTGCTCCGCACGGTCTCGGTTGGGTTCCGCCCGGCCGCTGTCATCGCCCGCGCCTCTCTCGCCGAGGACGACCCGCGGTATGCCAGCCGCGGCGCCGTGTATGTGCGGCCGCGGCTCATGGAGTGTAGCGTCACGCCGATGCCCATGAATCCCCGCGCAGCCCTCGCCCGGTCCGCTGGGGAGGAGCAGGTCGCCCGGTCTGTCATCCGGCAAGCGCAGGAGACCGGGCTACCCTACAGCCCCGCCGCGGCGACCTCTCCCCGGTTCCCCTGGACTTGACATGTTCCCCCGCTCATGTTTCGTGCTATGAACATGAGCACCGCCCATGCTGGGCATTTCACCCACAACGGAGCAGACAATGCCCCAGACACAGCAAGAATGGCAGGCTTTCGCCGCTGAAACCGCCAAGAAGGCCCAGCACCTCGCCGAAAAGGTCGAGGTAGGCGCCCGCACCGCATCCGAGCAGTCGGAACAAATCGCCCGCATGGCCGACGACCTCCGGACCGTCCGGCAGGAGCTCGCCGAGAGCAAGGCCCGCGCCGCTGACCCGCTGGCAACCGTCGGCGGTTCCGACCGCGAGCTCGTGCAGCGATTCATTGACACCGACGGCCGGGTTTTCTTGCGCGGCCATGAATCTGACGACCCGGCGCTTTTCCGGTCCGACGCGGATGGGCTCCTCGCCTCTCGCCCTGTGAACGACGCACACCGCAACCTCATTGAAGCGTGCGAGAGCCTCTATGTTGTCGCCGTCGCCCGCCACGGTCGCGACGCGTTCGACCACCGCGGCCAGGGTTACCGCGCCGATGTGGTGCGCCGCGAAAAGAGCGCATGGAACAAGGTGCAGCGGGCATGGTCCCGGATGCCCGCCCCCATCCGTCGGGCATGGGATGACCAGAGCGGCAGCGGTGGCGAGTTTATCCCCACCCCGCTTCTCGCCTCCCCGATGTGGCAGGTTGAAGAATACGACCCCGACGGGCTCATCGGTCTTTTCGACCAGATTACCATCCCGTCGGAATCGGTCGAGCTGCCCGTGGGCACCGCCTACCCCGTCCCCTACAAGGGCGGCGGCTCCACCGGCGACAACCCCGCCGCGCTTGCCAAGTCGACGGTTGGCACGAACAAAATCACGCTCACCGCGTCGCCGATGTATACGATGGTCCTCATCCACGAGGACGCCGCATCTGACAGCATCGTGGCCGCTTTCCCGTTCATCCGTGAGAGCATTAGCCGCAGCTTGGCGATGGGCCTCCGGCTCTCCATCCTGAACGGCGACACCGCAGCGACCCACCAGGACGACCTCGCAAACTGGGACCTCCGCGGCTACTTCGGCGCCATCGACGCGGGCTCGATTGACTACCGCAAGACCTTCCTTGGTCTCCGCGCCATCGCTCTCGACGATTCCAACGGCATCGACCGGAGCACTCACAGCCTCTCCACGCTGTTTAGCGACATCAACGCCGTGGGCGGCCCTCGGTCGGTGCCGGGCGACATGCCCATCATCACCAGCCCCGAGGGGTACCTCAAAAACTTCGTCGGCCTCTCCGGCATCGTGAGTGCCAACGACTACGGCAACCGCGCACCCATCGCCTCGGGCGAGGTCGCGAGCATCGCCGGTCACCCCATCATCATGACCGACGCCATGCCCGCCGACCTCAACGCCTCCGGCCTCTACGACAACTCGGTCAAGACCAAGACCGGCTATGTCGTGCTCAACCGTCGCATGTTCCGCCGCGTGCTCCGCGCCGGCGCTACCGTGAGTCTCCAGAACGACATTACGGTAGCCGGAACCTACATGCGCGCCCGCCAGCGCGTCGGATTCAAGGACATGAGCAAGTCCACCGATGCCGCCGTCCGCTACGCCTACAACATGGCCAAGTGAGGTAAGAAAATGAACTCCGAACGAATCAGCTTGGCGCTCTATGTGCCTGTCTCCGCTGCTACCGCCGGCACCGATGCCGACCTCTACGGGGTCAACCGCTCCGGCGGAAAGGCAAAGGTCGTGGGCGTGGATTTCGTCGCCGACGGTGCTGTGACCGCAAACGACACGAACTACGCGACCTTCACCGCGTCGGTGGGTGGTACCTCGGTGGGCGCTATGTCCACCACCACCACCGGCACCGGTGACATCGCCGACGGTGGCGTGGCATCCGTGACCCTCTCGGGCGCGGGCTCCAACCTCATCGCCGACGGTGGCGCGGTCAAAGTGGCCATCACGAAAGCGGCCAGCGGCGTAGCCGTCGCGGGTACGGTCGTGGTTACCCTGGAGCGCGTGCGCGCATGATGCTCCTTGACCGGGCCATCCGGGGGACCCTCCCCGCGCCTCCAGTACCCATCCAGGAGCTGGGGGCGTCGGCCCGGTCTGTCGTCGAGCGCATCGCCTCCGGTGCGCTCGATGATTCGCTCTCCGGTCTCCGGTGGGCTGAAATCCGGGGGCAGCATCGGCCGTCTGTGGTCGAGGCAATCGACGCGCGCGCGCGTCTCATCGTAGAGGGGTAGGGTATGGCCCTCGCAACCGCGGCACAGGTCCGGGAGCTCGCCCCCGGCCTCTCCAGCGCCGACGATACGACCATTGACGCGCTCCTGTCGCGCATTGACAGCGCGTTTGCCCGCTACTGCGGGCATCCGGTACCGGACACCGGCGCGCAGACGATGGAAGCGGCGACCTATACGACATTTCCGGGGCGCTATGACCTCGGGATGGGCGAGGACGCACAGACCGCCGTCATTCCCGCGCCTCCGATTCTGTCGGTGACCTCGGTCCACATCGACCCGGCGCAGGATTACGGCGGGGATACCCTGCTCGGCCCCTCCGAGTATGTGGCCGTGGGCCGTCGGGTGGAGCTCCTCGATGACGCGACCGCATCGTGGGGACGGACGCACCGCGCCAATCGGGTTGTGGTCTCCGCCGGGTATGTGGTCGCAGCTCATCCGGTTCTAACCGAGGCGGCCATCGTCCAGGCCATCCACCAAATCGGCAACACATCCGCAGCGGGCTCGAGCTCGACCAGCACCCGCGGCGGGTCGCGGTCTGTCGCGCCGCTCTCGCTGCTTCCCGAGGTGCGGGAAATGCTCGCCGACTACCGACTGTCGGTGCCGTAGTGGAACGGCTGACCGTCGCGGAATGGGAGGAGCGGGTCGCCTCGGCGGGGCCTCGGCTCGCACAAGTGCTGCAACGGCGGGCCACGGCTCTCGCGCTGCGGATGCAGTCGCGGGCGGTCGACAACGCCACACGCTCTCCACGGTCCCGCACGGGCTCTCTCCGGCGCTCTATCGCCGGCCGGGTGGTGCAGGGTGGCAAAACCGTTGCGACCGTCGACGCGGCCGGG